ATAAGGAAATATCATGGCTAATAATTTACTAACCATTAGCAAGATCACTAACGAAGCGTTGATGGTCTTGGAAAATGAATTAACATTTACTTCAGAAGTTGATCGTAACTACGATGACCAATTTGCTGTAGTAGGTGCAAAAATCGGTAACACAGTTAACGTAAGACGCCCAGGCCGTTTCATCGGAACAACAGGCCCAGCACTTAACGTTGAAGATTTCAATGAAACTTCAGTTCCTGTTACTTTAGCAACACAGTTCCACGTTGACACACAGTTTACAACTCAAGACCTAGCATTATCTTTAGATATGTTTAGCGACAGAGTTCTTAAACCAGCTGTTGCAGCGATTGCCAATAAGATTGATCGTGATGGTCTAGTTATGGCTAAAAACAACACAGCAAATATTGTAGGAACTGCTGGCACACCGCCAACAGGTCTTATTACATATTTGACAGGTCAAGCATATCTTGATTCTGAAGGCGCACCTCGTGATGGCCGTAGATCATGTATTGTTGAGCCATTTACATCAGCAACTATTGTTGATAGCTTAAAAGGTTTATTTGTGCCTACAGCTGAAATTGCTTCTCAATATACTAAAGGTTTAATGGGTCGTGATTCAGGTGGTATGAATTGGAAAATGGATCAAAACGTTGTTTCACAAACATTTGGTTCTTATTCAACTGCTACTTTATCTTGTGCTACTACAACAGCAACAGGTTTCTTAACAAGTGGTTGGGCTTCAACTTCAACTATTGCTCTAACAGCAGCTACAGCTACAGCAAGTTTGAAACAAGGTGATGTTATTACTATTGCTAACGTTTATGCAGTGAATCCACAAAATCGTCAAGCTTATGGTTCTAACAAACTTCGTAACTTTGTTGTTACTGCTGACGTTACTGTTGCTACTTCAGGCACAACTTCTGTAACTGTATCACCTGCTGTTATATCAGGCGGTCAGTTCCAAAACGTATCTGTCTTATCAACTTCAGCAACTGCTGTTGTTACACCATTCAACAACACAGGCGTTGTTTCACCACAAAATATTATCATGCACAAAAATGCGTTTACATTAGCAGTAGCTGATCTTGAGTTACCTGATGGCGTGCATTTTGCAGGTCGTGCTTCTGATAAAGAAATTGGTTTATCAATGCGTGTTGTTCGTCAATACACAATCAACAACGATAGTATCCCTACTCGTTTAGACGTATTGTATGGTTGGGCGCCACTCTACCCAGAGTTAGCTTGCCGCGTAGCAGCTTAATGTAACGGTGAAGGGGCGTAAAAACCCCTTCCATTAACTAAACAAAAAGGAAAATATCATGGCTTCAACAAATCCAGGCCCAGCAATTACGACAGGATCACATCCACAGGTTCTTGGTTCAAACCAAGCTATCCGTTTATTGGCTGTGTTTCAAGGCGTAAATGCTAATGCAACAGGCGATACAGTTTTACCAATCATTGATGCAACAACTTATTCAGTTAAGAACGTTGTATTCACTAACGCTTCAGTAAGTTTAACAACAGCTGCGGCAGGTTTATTTACTGCTCCTTCAGCAGGTGGAACAGGTATTGTTGCTAACGCAGCTTTAACTGCTTTAACAGGCTCTACAGTTGTTTCAGAAAGAACAGTAGCTTCTACAGCAGCTCAAACTGGTCAAAACTTATATGTAAACGTTGGAACTGCACAAGGTGCGGCTGCAACATTTGACGTATATGTTTATGGCTACGATTTAAGCCAGTATTAAGCTTATGTAACAAGAGATCAAGCCATTAAATTTCTAATGGCTTTTTCTTTATATATAGTATAATTAACCAATCTAGTTTCTAGATTTCTTTGCAAAGGAAAAATCATGTCATCAACAACAATAACTCGTGGTAATGCACACGAAACGTTTTACATAGCTCCAAATATTACCCCTGCGGCAGTTGCAGCAAACACAACAGCGGCTCAAACATTTGCTTTACCTGGCTTACAAACAACAGATATTATTTTGTCTGCTGGTTACACAGGCAATCAAACTACAGGTATTTTTACTGTAGAATCTGATTGTTTAACTGCAAACGTTTTAACAATTCAATTCGGTAATGTAACTTCAGGTTCTTTAACTCCTGCATCTGGTGTTTATGAATTTCAAATTGTTAGAGCTGAAGGCCCATTACCTGTAACAGCAGTTTAAGGATAAACCATGGCTAATACCACAGTAATAAGAACTGCTGGATTAACAAGTATTATTGCAGTAACAGCAACTTCATCAACAGCTATTACAATTGCTAATACGACCAATGACCAAGTTAATTTTGCTTCATTTCTTAATGTAGGAACTAAACCTTGTGCAATTAATGTTTCAAGTTTAACCACAGCACCTGCCGCAGTATTTCCAACTAATGGCACGCCAGGTAATTATGTTTTGCCAGCAAGTATGACGTATCCAATCGTATTAGCTGTGCCGACTGCACCTTTTAGCGTAACTGCAATTTGTGGTGGAACAGATACAACGACATTATATGTAACTGCTATCGCAGATCAGTCTTAATTAGGATAATAGATGGCTGGCCCTGCCTCAACAGTAGATCAAAATATACTGCCTGTTCAGGCACTATTTAACCTAGACAATACGTTTAATACGTTTATTGGGCAAGGTCAGCCTTTCTATGCAACTTTTGACCCTAATCAATCAGGGTTAAATATAACAAGTAGCACGATTAATAGCACGACTATTGGTGCGACTACGCCATCTACAGGCGTTTTTACAAGTATATCTACCACAACAGGTCAAATATCCACAACTCCATCATCCAATACTGACATAGCTAATAAATTCTATGTTGATACTGTAGCGCAAGGATTAGGCCCTAAAGCTGCTTGTCAAGTGGCCACAACAGCCAATATTACGCTTTCAGGATTACAAACCATTGATGGTTATACAACTGTTGCAGGTGACAGAGTATTAGTTAAAAATCAGACATCTTCTGCTAACAACGGAATTTACATAGCATCTTCAGGAAGTTGGTCACGTTCTACCGACATGGATGTATGGTCAGAAGTGCCAGGTGCTTATACTGTTATTCTTAACGGATCAGCAAACATTGACACAGGTTGGGTTTGCACAGCAACAACTGTAGGCACAATTAATGTTACAGCAATGCCTTGGGTTCAATTTTCTGCTGTTAATAGCTATACCGCAGGCACAGGTTTAACATTAGCTTCAAATCAGTTTTCTATTACCAATACAGGCGTTACAGCAGGCACTTATGGTTCTGCAAGTCAATCTTTAACTGCTATAGTTAATGCACAAGGTCAATTAACTTCACTTTCTGCTCAAAACATAGCTTTAAATGCTAATCAAATTACATCAGGAACAATCGCTTCTAGCTTAATTTCAGGCTCTTACACAGGCATTACAGGCGTAGGAACGCTAACCGCAGGCACTTGGAACGCTTCAACGATTGGCGTGGCTTATGGCGGCACAGGCGCTACAACATTGACAGGATATGTCAAAGGAAGTGGCACATCTGCATTAACTGCATCATCTACAATCCCAAATACAGATATAACTGGCCTTGGCACAATGTCAACCCAAAATGCCAATGCTGTGTCTATTACAGGTGGCTCTGCAACGCTTACAACGCTTATTACAAGTGGTTTGACAGGTTATCTATATGGTAATAATGGAAGCGCTGTAACAGCCTCTACAACAATCCCTACAAGTGCGCTTTCAGGTAACTTTGTAAGCACATTTTCTGCTGGCACAACTGGATTTACACCTTCAAGCAATACTGCTGGAGTCATTACTTTAGCTGGAACATTAAATGTAGCCAACGGTGGTAGTGGAGTTACTACATCAAGTGGCGCAAATAGTATAGTTTTGCGTGACGCTAACGGAAACATTACGACTAACTGTTTATTTGAAGGTTATGTATCACAAGCAGCAAGTGGAACAACAATTACTTTAACTGCGTCAACAGCTCAAAATTATCAAATTACAGGTTCAGGCGGTCAAACAATTAAATTACCTGACGCTACAACTTTGCCTAATGGCGCAACATTTACATTCAATAACAATCAATCATCAGGCGCAATTACTGTTGTAAATAATTCATCTACTACAGTTGCAACGATTCAATCAGGTGGTTATACAACTGTTGTTTTGTTATCAAACTCTACCGCAGCTGGATCATGGGATAGACATGATTCAACGCCTTCTAATGTATCTTGGTCAACTAATACATTTGATTACCCTGGTTCTATTACTTCAGCAACTTGGAATGGCTCAACAATAGCTTACAATCGTGGTGGCACAGGACAATCTTCAGCGTTTGTAGTTGGTGGTATAGTTTACGGATCAACAACATCTGCATTAGCAGTTACAGCGGCAGGCACAACTGGTCAATTCTTACAATCTAACGGATCAGGCGCACCTACATGGGCTACTCCTGTAAGTTATGCAACTGTAACTGACGATACTACAACTAATGGCACAAGATATCCATTATTTGCTAACCAAACATCAGGCAATTTAACAACTGAATACACAAGCTCTACTAAATATCAATTTAATCCATCAACAGGCACATTAACTGCAACAGTATTTAGCGGATCAGGCGCATCTTTAACATCAATACCTAACTCTGCATTAACTAATTCAAGCATTACTGTAGGTTCTACTGCAATTAGTTTAGGCGGATCAGCCATTACAATTGCAGGGCTAACTTCTGTTACTTCTACTACTTTTGTAGGCGCTTTAACAGGCAATGCTTCAAGTGCCACAACAGCTACGACTGCAACAACAGCCACTAACGCTACTAATATAGCTATCACTGATAATACAAGCTCTGTTTCAACTTATTATCCTGTTTTATCTGTAGCTACAAGCGGTAATAATCCAGCTACCACAAGTTCTACTAAAATTAGCTTTGTGCCATCAACAGGCACTTTAACAACGTCATATTTAACACCTGCAAACGCTTTAGGTGTGGCTTATGGCGGAACAGGAATTACAACAACTCCTGTAAATGGTGCTTTATTAATAGGAAATGGCACAGGATATACTTCTGCAACTTTAACCGCAGGTGCAGGTATTTCAGTTACTAATGCTTCAGGCGCTATTACAATTGCAGTTAACGGAACTGGTGAAGTTACTAGCTTCAGCGCAGGAACAACAGGATTTACTCCGTCAACAGCTACAGGTGGCGCAGTTACATTAGCTGGAACATTAAACGTAGCTAATGGCGGAACAGGTGTTGGAACATTATCAGGTTTAGCTTATGGCAATGGAACTTCTGCATTTACCGCAGCCACAGCCGCACAAGTAGTTAGTGTTATAGGCACAACCGCAGTTACAAACGCCACTAATGCCACAAACTCATCAAACGTGGCAGTAGTTGATACAACTACAAACGCAGTCTATTATCCTGTGATTTCTTCATCAAATACAGGAAATCAAGCTATGAATACTAGCTCAAGTAAGTTAAAATATAACCCATCGACAGGTGCGTTGACCGTATCTCAAATTATAATATCACCTTAAGGACAATTTATTATGGGACAATTAGTTTTTCAAGCGACATTAGGCGGACAAGTAGCTTTAGCAGGCCCTAATACTGCGTCTAGTTATACTTTATCACTTCCAACTATTACAGATACTGTAGCAACTATAACAGGTAGCGTAGCGAATGTAACAGGAACTGTAGCTATTGCTAATGGCGGAACTGGACTTACATCATTTACTGCAAATCAATTACATTATGGATCATTTAGCACATCAGCTAACCTTACTTTTAACGGAACAACATTAACATCAGCTAATGATGCAACCATAAGTGGTCTTACTGTTGGTAAGGGTGGTGGTAGTGTTGCTACTAATACTGCTGTTGGTTCTAGTGCAATAGCATCAACCGCTACAGGAAGTTACAACTCTGCGTTTGGTTTATCTGCTTTAAATGCAATAACATCAGGTTCTAGAAATACTGGTGTTGGTGCATATAGTTTATATGTAAACACTACTGGGGCAAATAATACTGGTTTAGGTATTGGTTCATTTTTCTCAAATACTACTGGCGGTTATAATGTTGCAGTTGGGGATTCTGCGCTTTATTCAAACACCACCGCATCTAACAACACAGCAGTAGGTTATCAAGCTGCATATACAAACTCTACCAATGTTGGCATGACTGCTATTGGTTTTCATGCTTTATATACTAATGCCGCTGATTATAATACCGCTGTTGGTTACAATGCTTTAGCGGCAAATACATCAGGTACATTTAATGATGCTTTTGGTGCTGGAGCATTACAAGCAAATACTACTGGTGGTGGAAATGTAGCATTTGGAAGAAATGCACTTTTAAATAATACTACTGGAACTAATAACACAGCTTTTGGCTCATCAGCTTTAGTATCAAACACAACTGCATCTTATAATGTTGGAATTGGATTGCAAGCTGGTTTTAGCAACACAACAGGAACTCAAAACACATTTATTGGTTCTGTAAATAGTGGATATTATGTTACAACTGGAAACTACAATACTGTTCTTGGTTCTTACAACGGCAATCAAAGTGGTCTAGACATCCGCACAGCAAGTAACTACATTGTGTTATCTGATGGTCAAGGTAATCCAAGAATTGTTGTCGATAATAGTGGACAAGCTATTTTTGGCGGTGTTTTATTTAATGCTAATAGTTCAGTAACAATTAGTTCCCTTGCTTCTAATGGATGCACAGCAGTAGCGGCTACAACTTCCGCAACTAACGCTTGGCGTTTTTACAACCCAAACGGACAAGTAGGTTCTATTTCAATTAGCGGTTCATTAACTTCTTATAATGTTTCTTCTGACCGCAGATTAAAAGAAAATATTGCACCTTTAACAAATGGACTTGCTTCTGTTCTTGCTTTAAAGCCAAGTCAATATAATTACATTGTTGACGCATCAACACAAATTCAAGGCTTTATTGCCGATGAATTACAAGCTGTTGTGCCTCATGCTGTAACTGGCGAAAAAGATGCCGTTGATGCCGAAGGAAAACCAGTATATCAAGGTGTTGATGCTTCTTTCTTGATTCCTCATCTTGTTGCAGCAATCCAAGAACAACAGGCAATTATTGAACAACTTAAAGCAAAGGTAGGACTATAAATGGAATTAACTAAAGAACAACAAGTAGCACAAGACTATAAAGCCGCATTAGATAGCGTTTCTTTATTAGAGGCTGGCAAACCTGCTGATATGACTGATGCAGATTGGGCTGATACAGTTAAGCGTAATAAAGAGCATTTAGAGATTCAAATAGCAAAAGGTTCTGATTATTATGGGACTCATGATTTAACACCATTTACTGCTGCTATTACTAAATAATGTTTAATTGGAAAATTCTTGAGATTTCTGTTAAAGACGAAATAATTACTCATGCTAAATATTATGTTATTGCTGATAATGAACTTAATTCAGTAGAAACTGAAGGCAATTGGTGGTTTAGTGATAAAACACTTAACATACCTTTAGCTGACGTTAAAGAAGAAGATATTATTTCTTGGATTGAAAAAGAAGCTACAGTTAATGGCGTTTGTCATATTACTGATAATTTAGAAAATCAACTTAATAATTTAAAAAATAACAATACAACTCAACTTCCTTGGCAACCAATGAAAATTAAAATGAGTGACTTATAATGACACAACCCATTGATATTATTTCAAGAGCATTAAAAGACATTGGTGCATTAGCTTCAGGCGAAACACCAAGCCCTGACGAAGCGCAAGACGCTTTCGATATGTTAAATGACATCATTGACCAATGGTCAAATGAAGATATGATGGTGTTTAATGTAACGGAAATTATATGGCCTATTATTTCAGGCCAAGTTCAATATACGATTGGCCCTAATCACGCATCGCCTAATTTCATTGGCGCACAATTCACAGGTTCTATTTCAGGCAATATTCTTACAGTTACAAGCGTGTTATCAGGTGCAGTAGCACAAGGTCAAACATTATCAGGCACAGGTATTACAGATGGCACTAAAATTTTAGATACTTTAACAGGCGCTGGCGGTAACGTAAATTATGCAGGCACATATTTACTTAATATTACTTATCCAAGCCCTGTTGCATCTACTACTATTCAGGCTTACTATCAAAAACCTCTTGGCATTGATTCAGCTTTTGTTCGTATTAATACAAGTTCTAATGGTCAACCTATTGTAAATGGTGGTTTAGATTATCCAATAGCTATTTTAGCTTTAGATGATTACAACATGATTGGTTTAAAAACTTTAAATGGCCCATGGCCTAAAGCTTTATATTTCAATCCTAACTCTGATTCAGGTAATGTATTCGTATGGCCTAATCCTGCACAAGGTGAAATCCATATGTTTGCTCAAACATTATTTAGAAACTATGCTTCTATCAATGACAATATAAACTTACCTCAAGGCTATTCTATGGCGCTACGTTGGTGTTTAGCTGAACGTTTAATGCCTATGTATGGTAAGGCATCACAAACTCAAATTGCTATGATTTCAGCTTATGCAGGTCAAGCAAAAGCTACATTAAAACGCACTAATATGAAACCTATGCAATCTGCAAGATTTAATGACGCATTGTTAAGCTCAAGACAAAAAGATGCTGGATGGATTTTAACAGGCGGCTTCTTTAGATAAAGGTAAATTATGGCGGATTTTGGTTTTGTTGGGCCAAGTTATGAAGCGCCTTCGATTTATCAAGACGCACAAGAATGTATCAATTTTCGCCCTGAAATTGATCCTTTAAAACAACCTGGCACTCGTGGCATTGTAGCTTTATATCCTACACCTGGTTTAACTTCAAAAATTGTATTTCAAAATCAAGAAGAAGTGCGTGGTATGCGAACCGTATCAGGCGGATCATATATGGTTGCTGTGGTGGGTTCTTATGTTTACGTTTTAACTTCTAACTTAACACCTACTATGGTGGGTCAATTAAACACTAATACAGGTCGTGTAAGTATTACTGACAATGGAGTAAATGTTTATATTGTAGATGGTGTTAATCGTTATACATGGCGTATTTCTATTCCTTCTAGTGCTTATTTTATAGGTTCTGTATCAGGCACTACTTTAACTGTTACTCAAGTTAAAAATGGAACTATTGGTGTAGGTCAATCATTATTAGGTGTAGGCGTTACAGCAGAAACTGTAATTACAGCATTAGGCACAGGATCAGGTGGTGTAGGCACTTATACAATTAATTTATCTCAAACAGAATCATCTGAAGTATTAAATTCTGTAGCGGTAGGTGCAACAATGACTGCATCTATTTCAGGTGCAATTCTAACAGTTACAGCAGTCACAGGCATTATTTACATAGGTCAAACTGTTCAAGGTGCAGGCGTGGCTTCAGGCACAGTTATTACTGCTTTAGGTCAAGGCACAGTATTAAGTGAATCTATTGCGACTGCTGGCACAGGATATGCTGTAAATGATACAGTAACCGTTTTAGGCGGTGTTTATGGAACAACCCCTGCTACCTATACTGTTTCAAGTATTGGCGCTTCAGGCGCTGTTACAGGCTTAACTAGGACTAATTCAGGTCTTTATACATCAATTCCTAATAATAACGCATCCACATCAAGTAATGGATCAGGCACAGGATTAACTTTAACGCTAACTTTTGGAACAGGTGCTGGCGGAGTTGGAACTTATGTAGTTAGCTCATCCCAAACTATTGCTTCTGAAACTATGTATGCACTAAACTTCAGTGTTATGCCTACATCTGATGGCCCATTTAACGCAGCAAAAACTGTTGATATTGTAGATAACTATTTTGTTTACAATAAACCTAATTCACAACAATGGGCGGCTTCTAATCCATTAAGCCCTATTACAAACTCTTTAA